ATGATATTATCGACATGATATATAGGGCTGAAATGTAGACGAGTTATGGCTGTAGAGGTTGAGAAGGATAAGAAGGGCGGTGCTTATATCGTGAGCCATCTGCGTTGCGGTTATCATGAGTGTATCTGGCTGAGCATGGGAGAGCTCAAGGAGCTGTATGAGAAGCTGAAGGAGATGAAGCTATAATGATGGAGGCTGAGCCGTTCATGTTCGATGTGCTGCCGCTGTACAATGCGAATCTCTTGGCGAGTGAGCGTGTGGTGGTGAACCAAGGGGGGACATCCTCGGGGAAGACGTACAGCATCATGCAGGTGCTCTTCATGCTGGGGATGCAGAAGCCGAGGCAGGTCATTACGGTGGTGGGTCAGGATGTGCCGAACCTGAAGAAGGGAGCATACCGAGACGCGAAGACCATCCTCGAGAGCTCTCCAAGCCTGCAGTCGTGGTGGCCGTATATCAACGAGGGCGAGCGTATCATCAAGTGCATAAACGGCTCTATCATCGAGTTCTCCAGCTTCAAGGATGCGCAGGATGCGAAGAGTGGCAAGCGTCATTATCTGTTCATCAACGAGGCGAACGGTATCAGCTATGAGATATACTGGCAGCTGGCTATCCGTACCCGTGTCCGCATCTTCATAGACTATAACCCGACGGCTCGGTTCTGGGTGCATGATGAGTTGATAGGGCGTAAGGGTGTGCGGCTGATAATCTCAGACCATCGCAGGAACTTCTTTCTGACGGATGAGGAACACGCCCGTATCGAGGGTATAGAGGACAGGGAGCTGTGGAAGGTGTATGCGCGTGGGCTGACTGGAATGATCACGGGGCTTGTGCTGACGAACTGGGATATCTGCGATGAGCTGCCTCCCCATGAGGAATGGAAGATGTCGGCACTGGGTCTTGACTTCGGTTTCACGAATGACCCGTCGGCACTGGAGCATGTTGTGCTGGCTCATGGTGACCTGTGGATAGATGAGAAGCTGTATTCGACTGGCATGACGAACCCCGACATAGCAGAGCATGCGAAGGGTGAGGGCGTGACGAGGGAAGACCAGATAATCGCCGACTGTGCGGAGCCTAAGAGCATCAGGGAGCTGCAGGCGGCTGGCCTGTGGGTTTCGGCATCTCCGAAGGGAGCCGACAGCATCATATCGGGCTTGGATATCCTGAAGCGTTACCGCATCCATGTGACGAGGCGTTCGCGTGGCATCATTGCGAACATGCGGTCATACCAGTGGGGAAAGGACAAGGACGGAAATATGACTAACAAGCCAGAGGATAAGAATAATCATGGAATAGACGCTATCCGCTACGTGGCCTTGGCGAAGCTGCCGCAGCGTCGTGAGATGCGTGGTGTGCGGGTGCGTTACTGATTCCCTAAGTGTGGTTTTATTATTGATTGGACATTTTTAGTTTTAAGCACTGTATTAGTTTATATATACTTTATAAGGTTTATGATTTCAATTTTATTGTTATAATGGTTTTGTTTGGCATTTAGGGAATATTCGTTTTTTAGAGTTTGAGTTTTCTGCACCCACCGTCCGTGAGGATATAGGGTGCTTTTTAGTTAATAATACGTAAAAATATACGGAATTTCGGAATGGATATGCACAAGGTATTCGGAAATTCCTTATCTTTGCGCCAGATATTTCGCATTTCAGGGGGTTAGTTATGTGTACCGCAATGATTAATTAATCACTAAAATTTCTTAGAAGTTATGCAATTATGTACATGTCCCGCTGCTCAGTCATTGACTACCATACCAGCAGCAAGCTGTCCCGTAACGTTCGGGCAGATTCAGAAGATCGCATTCCAGCGTCTGCGCAAGGCCGATGGAAGCATCAACAAGTTCGATAACACTGCAAGCATCCTGCTGAAGGCATCATGGACTGCCCGCATGGCTGCCAATGACGGCTCGAAGATTGTCATCAGCCCTTACGTTCAGGCACCCACCCAGGAGGCAGGAAGTGCACGCACCTTCGGAGGCGGTAACGAGACGCTCGGAGGCGTGGAGATGGTTATTGGCCGTGAGCCATCAACTTTTTCGGCTGTTATCCGCTCGATGGATCAGGCAATCATCAAGGCGATGAAGACCTTGCAGTGCGAGGCACAGGCTGACAACCTCGGTGTGTTCCTCTTCGACGAGAACGGAGCCGTCGAGTGCATCAAGTCTGGCAACGACTGCACACCTATCCCCATCCGCTCGCTGTTCATCGGTGACAAGGCTCATGGCGGTCTGGAGGCTCCCGACAGCAATGCCATCTCGTTCTCGTTCCTGCCTAACTACTCAGATGACCTGAGCATTCAGGTGCCGACTAATTTCAATCCATTAACAGACCTCATTCCTTAAAGGACTATGGCGAAGGTAACAGAAGTTTCACTGGTATGCCTCGCCAATGGTGAGGTGACGGGGTTCGCGGTAGACCATGCCGAGCGTATCCTTGCGATGCGTGACAGCGGCTGGGCACTCCCCGAGGATTCCGAGTATGAATTGAATGAAGATGGCACTATCGGTAGAAGAGATAAGAAGAATGGCAAGTGAGCAGCGTCAGAAGACGACCATCGCTCTGGCATGCCTGCATCAGAACCGCCTGCGCTTTCATGGTGAGGTGATTCCGAGCACGCCTGCGCTGGCATCATGGATGTACCGAGGCCGACAGTCAGTAGGGGGCATCGCTCCCCTGCTGGCAGGCCGTGAGGGCGTGGCACAGGCACTGACGGATTTCCTTGCGATGGTGCAGAACCTCATCCCGAAAGATAAGTTCGAGACGTTCAAGAACCTGTTCCGCTTCCCTGTCATCACGAATGAGGTGCTGGCGGTGGCGTACGACAAGCTGAGCCGTATCTTCGAGGGTCGTAACCCTGCCTTCTCATATCAGTTTACGAACACGGAGATGAGGGATGACTGGGAGTGGTTCCGTCAGGAGAGGCTGCACGAGCCACAGGTATGGCAGACGAAGGGCTGGGACTTCTTCAAGACGCAGATCAATAGTGTGCTGGTGGTAGATTTGCCTGAGATTCAGGAAGCGTCCGACCGCTACCCGCAGCCGTATTTCTATTGGCTTCCCATCCGTGACGTGATTGATTTCAAGGCAGACCCGACGAGCGGTCAGATGAAGTATATCATATTCCGTCAGGACGGCGACAAGATAGCGGCGATGGATGACGAGACGTACCGACTTTTCAGAGCTGAGAACGGAACGGTGGGTGAGCTTATAAGCGAGGTGCGTCACGACATCGGCTACTGTCCTGCGAGGTTCTTCTGGAATGAGCCAATGTCGCTTGACAAGCCAGATGTGAAGGCCAGCCCCGTGACGAAGGAGCTTGACCGCCTCGACTGGTATCTGTTCTATGCCATCAGCAAGCGTCACCTTGATACTTATGGCAGCTATCCCATATATTGGGGTTATGCACAGGATTGCGGATATCAGAATGAAGAGACGGGCGACTATTGTGAAGGTGGGTTCCTGAAAGACAGGCACGACCACTGGCACTACGATAATAATGGTTTGCTGGTTCCGTGTCCCAAGTGCTCGAAGAAGCGCCTGACTGGTGCTGGCTCGTTTGTGGAGGTTCCCGTTCCTGTTGAGGGTCAGCCCGACCTTGGCAACCCCGTTGGCATGCTGGCGGTAGACCGTGAGAGCCTCGACTATAACCGTGACGAGGAGCTGCGTCTGCGTGAGGACATCATCACTGCCATTGTAGGCACGAATGAGGAAATCACGACCCGTGATGCTCTCAATGAGCAGCAGATAAAGGCGAATTTCGAGAGTCAGTCAACTGTGCTGCAGAGGGTAAAGAAAGGCTTTGAGGAAGCCCAGAAGTGGGTGGACGATACATGTTGCCGCCTGCGTTATGGCTCATCGTTCTTGCAGTCATCGGTAAACTATGGCACGGAGTTCTACCTGTTCACCAGTGATGAGCTGCGTGACCGTTACAAGAAGGCGAAGGAGGCAGGCATGTCTGAGGCCGACCTTGATGCCTTGCTCCAGCAGATCATCGAGACGGAGTACCGCCATAACCCGCAGCAGATGCAGCGTATGATTATCCTCAGCGACCTTGAACCGTACAGGCATCTTACACGTAACGAGGTGCAGGGATTGTACGACAAGCAGATAGTGTCGATTGAGGAACTGCTTATAAAGCTGAACTTCGCGGACTTCATACGCCGTTTCGAGCGTGAGAACATGAACATCATCTCATTCGGTGAGAATATAGAGTACGACAAGAAGATTCAGGCCATTAAGGAGCGTCTTATGGAATATGCCCGTGAGATTGCCCCGAGAAAGGAAGAAAAGGAAGAAGACGAAGAAGATTTGATTATCAAGTAATACGTTTCACTTAAACAGAATGAAGTTATGAGAGTAAAGTTTGGAAATTCAACCAAGGACGTATCCATCTTGGACGTCACTCCTGAGAACTACATCGTTCCAAATGGTGAGGAGGGTACGTACCACTGCCGCATCGAGCAGACGCAGTTCAACCCACGTAACGGTAAGCGTGTAAGCCGTCCGAGGATTCAGAAGTTCGAGGCGAAGATGTTCCCCAGTATCCTGCGCAATCTGAAGCTGCAGGGATGGGATGTGGATATCCTTCACGACCCGACAGAGTTCCTGAAGGAACAGGAGGCAAAGCGTCTGGAGATGCAGGAGCTGACCTATAAGCAGCGTCAGGAGCTGGAGGCAAAGCGTAAGGCCGAGGAGCGTAAGGCTCTGAAGGCTGAGATACTTGCCGAGCTCAAGGAGGCTGGTCTTATCAAGGAGCCAAAGGCCGCTGGCTCAAAGAAATAGCGGTCATAATTTAATCAGAGGGTAAGATTATGATTACACAGGAAATGATTGCGGCTGATGCCGCTTTGAGTGGGCTTACAGACGAGCAGAAGAGTGCCATCTGCCTGATGTCGAAGAACGACGAAGAGGTTACAATCGGAAACCGCTTCCGTGAGGTGTACAACCAGCTTGACGCCACCATCGCCAAGGAGACGGGCATCGCCCGCAATGGTGATGAGAAGACATACCTCTATCTTGAAAGAGCCGCAAAGACGCTCGCTGCAAAGGCTAACAGCGTGGACGGTCTGAATGAGAAGGTGAACGACCTGACAAAGGAGCGTGACCGCCTGCAGAAGGCACTAGAGGAAGGCGGCGACGAGACCACAAAGAGG